CACTATCATAGTTATATGTATCTTGATAAAGAGCTTTAAATGCTGTCATATCACTAGCATTATCTATTGCTGTAATAATATCAGCACAGTCTGTACGTATATTAGCACAGTAAGTTATTACTGCACTTGGTATTGTTTGACTACTATCCATAGTAACTCTCTGTACTAACCAACCAAATCTTTTAATTAAACTATGTGCTTGTTGTTTAGCTTTTTCTTTAGCTTGTGTTTTTAACCCATAGTTAATCATTTGATTACCATTTATATCTAATACATTATTACCATCTTCATCTACTACATTAGAATCTGCTAATGCTTTATCTGTTATAGTATAACTTGTAGTTACTCTATTATTATTAGAATCAAATGTATAGGTAGCTTGAGAAGTATATTGAAATCTATCATCTCCTTTAGTACCTGTATCCACTACTGGATAAATACCTATTGCAGCTTTCTCTGCATCAGTATATTTTGTAAACATATTTGATGGATAACGTACTTCACCTATCACCAAAGACTTTGGTCTCTGATATATCTGTTGTATATTACCATCTATTACATGTGCCCATGCCATATTATCACCTCCTAAAAAGTATTATTATATTTAAATGGAACGTCACCCCAAGCTCCAAAAACTATTGTATTAGTATTAATTTCTGAATTAGAACCCCTGACCTTGAAGCCATTGCTGAGAAAGTCGATTGGTGATGCAGTTGATGCTGCACCTTCTGCTGCATTTGAGTTCCAATAAAGTCTAACTTGAGAATCAGCATTAAAGGGTGACCTAGCAGTATCTCTTACTTGCCAGTTTTCTGAAGCATCTGCTGCTTTACAAAATACTAAACGTGGTCTAAACCCTGTGTATATGAATGGGCCATCTGCATTAGAATTACCTTCAAACGAACCAAACTTACTGTATCCTTCAACAGAATGCCATGCATAACAAACAAAATTTTCTGTATTAGCATTTACAGAAGCAGTAGTTCCTAAAGATATTAAAGAATTAGTAGGTTCAGTATTATTCCATCTAAGACTACTTGTAAAAAATGGTCCATTGCTATCTAATTCTACATATTTTGTAGCTCCTTGTGAAGAATGATAAACTGCCCAATTTCTTCCTGTTCCTCCACTTCTACTTTTAACTATAAAAAAATCTGGTTTTGCAGATAATCCATGTCCAAAAGTTGCTCCACCACTTCCATTTCCTGTATAGGTAATAATACTAAATCCAGCTTTTGTATTTGCTTGTACTGTAGAAGTTATTGAACCATCTGTGTTCGAGCTAGTCACCCCTCCATTAGCTCTCCAACACCAAGCAACGTGGTTACCACCATCATTAGTATCATTCGTATATATATCATCACTTGCACCAGTAGTAAAACCATCACTACCTACTGCTGATATATCTTGTCCACTTGTTTGGTCTACTTCAGCTCCAGTACTATTACTAAATAATCTTTTACCACCATTAGAATTTATACCTCTTGAAGTATCATATAATCTATGTGAAAAGGCACTACTTCTACTTTTAAACCAAATAAAATCTGGTTGAAGGCCTACAGAAATAGACCTACTGGTAGTACCATCACCAGTCCAAGTAACTACATTAAATTGTTTAGTAGGATTTTCATCTGCTCCATTATCTCCTGCAGGGTCTATGTCTGCTGATATGGGTAAGTTAGCTGAACATAAAGCTAAAAATCCTGTTGGTGGTGAATAGAAAAAATCTCCAAAGCCATTTTCATCTGCATTACCACCTGCTGTTTTATTTCCTCCAAATGTAGAATCTGGTCCTGCATTTAAATACATAAAATAAGATGAGTTATTAGTTCCACCTACACCAAAAAAGGGATAATATAATGTTGTAGCAGATATAGACAAAGTAAATCTTAAAGTATTATTTGTATAAAGTTTTATTTCATCATCATCTCTATTTATAGCTATTCCTAAAACAGCATTATTAGTTGTACCTTCATCTATTCTTCCAGCAGTATCAGCAGTCCCACCAGTTACTTTAATTGAAAAAAAGTTAGAACCACTATATTGACTAAAGCCAAAACCATACATATTACTATCAGTAATTCCACCTCTAGAAGATTGTAAATCTGTTTCTATATCAGATATTCCAACATAACCTTCTACTCCTGCACCCATTTGTGCAAAACATTCAAAGTACCATTTACCAGTTAAGGGTATTTCATAATTACCTAATGCTCCTCTATTATTGGTAGTCATATCTAATTTACAATTACCAGAAGATACATTTTCTGTTCCTTTTACTAAAGTATTCATAGTACAAAAATTTCCACTACTTGCCATATATTGTATATCCTTTCATATTAACTACCAAATGTAGGGCTATCAAGAACTTGATGGTCTGCACCTAAATTACTAACTGTAAAATCATTGCCTTGACCAGAGCTATCATTACCAAGGTCAGAAGCATTTTCAAATTTTAAATAAAAGTCTTGACTTCCAAATGTAATACTTGCTGAAGCATCTTTAGGAACCCACACGCCATTTTTAAATTCACCAAATACTGTATGTGCTAAATTTTGGTCATATATACCATACATTTCAGCAACATAACCATTAAAATTATTACTACCTCCATTTGAAGAACCTACTTCTAAATTACTACCATTTCGAAATATCCCACTACTTCCTGCTGTATTAGCAGATAAACTTTGATTAACACCATTTACATAAATCGCTGCATTATTATCAGTTGTAGCTCTGTAAATATGAAAATGATACCAACCAGAAGTACCTCTATAAAGTCCATCAGTTTCAATACCACCAAAAGATGAATAACGCATTGTATCATTACCACCATCAGCTCTTATTTGTATTTGACCTGCACCATCAGAGTTACCTAAAATTACTTGTCTACCACCAGTATTAACTAATCCAGCTCTTTTTATCCAAAAACTTACTGTAAATTGAGTTTGTGCTGTTGCTCCAGATACTGCTTTATACATATATTGATTAGAAGTACCATCTAGTCTTAGTGATTGTTCTATCTGATATCCATAAAATCCTCCACCACCTGCTGCTTGACCTCCTGCACCTGCTAATAAATTATTTTGAAATACTCCCATTATGCGTATGCCTGTGTTATTACCATTTGTATATCTCCTCCAACTCCATCACTAGATGCAGATACAACAATATAATCTAATCTATCTACTGCACCATTATCTGTTGATAAGGTTGGGTCTGTACCACCTATAAATTTAAAATCTGCATTATATGCCATTGTACCACTTCCTCCACTTTGAACCAAGAAAATACTTCCTGTTTGTCCTGTTCTACATCCTGTAGGTTTAGCTAATGTATGTGCTGCTGTAACTGTTGTACTAAAGTTTTGTGCATTACCAAAATTTAATGATACTGATGTAATACCATTAATAGCTGTTG